GTATCTGGCGCAGTGGTGGAAGATGGACAGGCAGAAACGGGAATTGGAAGAGCGGCGTAAACAGGCTAAGCAGGCTTCAGGTGGCAGGTCGCAGGTGGCAGTGAGTGCGCAGAGGGTGGTGGATACAGAGCGCGAGGCGCTGATCAGCGAGCTGATGAGTAAGCCCTGGCATGATCATGAGACCTGGCTGGATTTCATGCGCTGGACTGTGCGCTTTCCTGATGCTGAGAGCTTGCAAAAATACCCAATGCCGAAGCGAATCCGGGAGATGCGGAAAGAGCCGGGGATGATGATGGCGGTGGCCAGGAAACAGGTGCCAGCTAAAACAGAAGCTGAATATGCCAGGATCAAGAAGGAGATACAGCATGGCTGAATTGTTTAGAGGAGATAGGAGTTACCGCCCGGATGAGATCGCAGAGACGCTGAAAGTGGACATCTGTACGGTGTACCGCATGATCCGTGACATCGATGATCCGCTACCAGCCTTCCGGCCGCATGGCAGAGCGCTGAGGGTGGAGGGAGCGGAATTGATCAGCTATCTGGAGAGACGAAAGGTAAGGCCTGAAGATGAGTAAAATGAAAGCCCCGGTGATGAGCCGGGGTTTGTTTTTACTGTGGCAGGAGCGGGCAGGCCGATTTGACGGCATTTACGGGCAAGCAAAGCTTGGCACATGAGTAATAGCAAAGCGTTCAGAGAGAAAAAGGACATGGCCTTCGAGGCCTACATCGGCGGTAAAACCGATCCCAGGGAGTTGGCCGAGATGGTGGGCTGTAGTCCGATCACAGTGGGCAAATGGATCAAAGCGGGTGGTTGGGACAAAATCGAGGGCGAGGAGCGGCGGCTAACCAGGGAGATCTCGGTTGCGCGCAAGAAAGCCCTGATCGTGGCGCTCAAGGAATATGCCAAAGACCCCAAAAACACCGCGCTGCAAAGTTTGGTGAGCATCATCAAACAGGAGCAGAAAAGAGAAGCTCCCGGTAAGGAACTAAACGAATATATCGTGACCTTTCTGGATCAGGTGACGGACTTTATGCTGGAGCGGGAACTGGTGGGACTATTGAAACAATTTCAGGCCAATCTGATGGATCTGGCCGAGTATTTACGCACGAGGAATCAATGATGTTTAACCCGCACGGTACCTCTCAAGCACCCGGCAGTTTGCCCGGCTGCCGGGGCCCTTTTGGATGCTCAGCTTGCAGGTTTCAGGTGGCAAGCGTCAGGATGACGCTTCTACCATTGGCAGGTGGCAGGAGGGGCAAATGAACGAAATCCTGGTACGCGTTCTATTCGTTCTATTCGCCTTGTATGCCGGGGTGATGAGCTGGCTCTATAAGACAGCTTACAGCGAGCATAAGGAATTGAAGAAAGCCCATGAGGACTTGAAACTGATGGTGAGTGGGCTGAAGTCCGCCATCATGGATGATTTTGAGGCCACGCTGGATAAGCGCTTTGATCGATATCTCGAGCAACTGGACACCAAGCTGGATAGCTGGTGGAACAAGATAGAATGCAATCTGATGAATGACGGCAGGTTGCCCCCCAAACGAACTAAACGAGACAGTTAGGAGAATAATACTATGAACCAGAGCAAAGCTACGCGTAGCACGGCTAAGAAGATAATGCAATCCATGCCCGATCACGGGCTCCCTTACGGCGCTGCCTCCGAATTAGAAGGCACATTCGGAGGCATCAGTATATTCCGGGCAGATTTTCCGGATGATGATACCAGCTTTGAGATCGATGGCGAGGGCGTGAATCTGAGCGTACTGAATGGCGTGGTGCCCGATGGGTTCACGTACGTATCGCACTTCACGAGGATCACGATCCCGGCCGGATCTGACATGGTGCTGATAGTATACGGGTTCTAAAATGAAACTCTCGCATGAACTGAGGGTGGGCGCGAGCCAGGGGCTTGGCGCGGGGGCATATGGTGTCCGCATGAACATGCTGATTCCCGGTGACTTGCCGGCTGAAGATCCCAGGATGGCAGACGCGGGCAGGGCTGAGCGCTTGGGCAGCCTTTCGCTATACAATGATGCCTTGGGCGCCTTGACATGGACTGAGGCCGATAATCCCATGCCGGCTTATGCGGAGAAAATTAAGAGATTGTGCTCGGTACAGAGCCGGATGCGTCGCTGTGTGGTCGGTACAAATCTGTCGGTGCGCTACCTGGATCCGAATGACAGCACTAAGTACACAGACGGTAGCGATTACGCAGAAGCGGATGGGAACATCATGGTGCAGATCCCGAAGTTTTGGTTTAAGGTTGTTTCTACTGGCGACTGGATAGAGATGTGGATATCGCCATCTCCTGCCTTCGGCTATGCGGTGCATCCTGCATTCAGTAAAATCATCAATGGCGTGGTAACTCAGGTAAATTATCGTTACGTGGGGGCTTACGAGGGTGTTTTGATGAAATCCGGGCAGCCGGTACACAGATATGACTGGGTGGCCGGTGACGTGGGCGATAGAAATGTATCTCAATTCAATAACTACGCTTCTGGTGATTCCTTGGCATCTGTGCCCGGATATCTGCCCTGTAGCTCCATGAATATCGCCCAGTTCCGAGAGGCTGCGAGGGCCATCGACAACAACACCGATGACTCAACCTGGAGGCAACTGGACGCATATTTGCATCACGCAATACAGTTGCTTATGGTGGTAGAATATGCTACGTGGAACAGCCAGACAGCGCTGACCGGAAATGCCAACAAGGGGCTTTCAAGCATCGCCGGAGGGCAGTGGCTATCTATAGTGGCAGGGAACTCGACAGATCAATACTATCCAATTGTTCCAACCGGTTTGACGAACAGCCTGGGTAATAGATCAGGCAGTGTTAACCTGGCCAATGTATACAGCATTCCTTTGCCGACGGAAAATATAATAGGTGTATTACCTGACGCGCCAGCAGGATGGATAAAGGACGGGAGTAAGTATAGCCATGTCGCCGGAGTTGATGAAAGGGATGAAAGGCTGGAATACACCGGTTTCGCGCCCACAATTGGGGTTGTGTATAGGGTGAAAATACTATGTACAGTTGTTCAAGGAACGGTCACTGCGACGTTTGGTGGGGAGAGCCTGGTGCTAAGCCCGGGGGTACATAAGTCATTCTATGTGGAGGCAAGAGCAATAGAGGGGCTGGTCATTGCGCCATCCATGGACTACGTCGGATACATCAACAATGTCTCAATAGTTAGTGATTCCGGTTTGGAATGGGGCGACGTCGTGCCGAGTTATCGCGGGATTGAAAGCTATTTTGGGCACATATTCAAATGGATAGATGGCGTCTTGCTGGATTTTGCCAGTACCAGCACGGTAAGCGTGTACGCGAAGAATGGGCAATTCAGTGGCAGTATTGCAGACCATAATCTGCTGGCAGGGGCTCAGGCTGCGCCAGCCTCCGGCTATATACACAAACTTAATTTTTTGCTCTCGGCCTGCGGCTTCTTCTACCCTGCCGCGACGGGCGGGACGGCATCGCAAACTATTGGCGTCAGTGACAGGTACTATAACACTAGCTCGGCCGGGCTGCGTGTCGTGGCGGTTGGCGGTACTGCGCTTTACGGTGGTATCGCTGGGGCGTTCTACGTGCTTGCGTCTTACGGCGTTACGCTTGCGTTTTCGAATTTCGGCGGGCGGCTCTGCTTATGAAAAATTTAGGGTTGTGTACAATGCGTGTCGTGGCAGTTAGCGGTAATGCGAATAACGGTGGTAACACTGGGGCGTTCTACGTGAATGCGAATAACGGCGTTACGAATGCGAATACGAATATCGGCAGGCAGCTAAGCTTATTTTCCAATACTGTATGTACACGACCTCACCACTTGGTGAAACACAAAGCAAGCCCTAAGGTGCTGGTAGCGAAAGCGAAAGCTCCGGGCGCAAATAAGCAGAGGGTGGCATGAAGCGCTATGGGCTGCTGTTTGATCGGATAACAAGTATTGATAACCTTATCCTGGCTCACCAGAACGCAAAAAAAGGGAAAGAGTGGTATAAGGAGGTGCGGGACGTGGAAAAGGACGTTCAGAGCCACATCCTGCACCTGCAAACACAGCTTAGGCAGAGAACCTATTCAACTGGGAAATATGACGTATTTACTCGTCAGTGTGGGAATAAACTAAGAGAGATATATCGCTTGCCATACTTTCCGGATAGAGTGGTTCACCATGCAATTCTCCAGGTAATTGGAGATATCTGGGTGCGTTCCCTTGTAGCTGATACTTATGCATGTATCAAAGGTAGGGGTATCCACAAGGCAGCCAAAAAGTTGAAGAGCATATTACGTCAGGATCCTGATCTATATTGCCTTAAGATCGATATCAGAAAGTTTTATCCCTCTGTAGACCATGAAATTCTAAAGAGCATAGTTCGGCATAAGATCAAGTGCAACAGAACCATTGAACTCCTGGATGGCATCATTGATAGCACGGATTCCGGAATACCAATTGGGAACTATCTATCACAGCATTTTGCCAATATTTACATGAGTAGATTCGATCATTGGATCAAGGAGACCAAAAGAATAAAGCACTACTTTCGGTATAGTGACGA